TAAATACTTTTCAAGTGGCTTTTGAAAGTGAGAAAATATTTTAATACCTAAATCAAGAAGCTTAGTTTTAAATTGTTCTATACGGCCATTTAATTTCATTAGCCGCTTATTCTCTTCTTCGCTAGCTTCAAACTTCTTATTTAATTCGCCATATTGAATATTAGCTTGGCTTAAGAAAACAAACATATCCTCGCCAATACCCATTTGGCTAGTAACAAAACGAGCCATTGCGGGTTGCATACCTTGTATGCGATCATGTATATCAAGAAGAACTTTTCTTGGGTCTTGTCTAGGATCAATATTGAGTAATTGCCATGGAGCAATGTTACCTTCGCCTAAAGAAATACCTGCTTGAGCCTGTTCAATATTTTTAAAAGTAGTAGCTACTTCATCACCAGCTACACCAAACTTGGCTGCAGCATATTGCCATTGTTGTAAATCTCTGGAAGAGATTCCTGTTACTTGCTGGAATTTAGATAAAGCAACTGAAGCGTTTAATGCTTTATAAGCTATTACTCCAAGGGCAGTAGTAGCTATTGTTAAACGTGTAGCTAATGCACCTGCAAGATTACCGGCAGTTTGAAGACGGTTTTCTATTACAGATAGATTCTGTTCACCGGTTATTGAAAAACGTAACTTAACAAGTAGCTCGCCTATCGTCATGATTTATCCTTATTAAGTTGTATTAAAGTTTCTTCGTATTCGGCTAATGCAATAGTATAATGTAGGGTGTCTAAAATTAAATCAGTTGGCATCCGCAGGATTTCAAGAGGAGTTCCATAACCCTCTTTAGAAAGCCTGAGAGCAATAAAGGTAGAGAGTGGTAATTCACTCTCAATCTTTACGCTTGAGGAGTTACTGCTACTCCGCTTTGCGCCTGAAACAGAGATCCGAGGCTTTCGAAAAAAGGGGCGAGATTGTAAGATAACACCTCCCACGCAACTGGAAGAAAGTCTTTGCGAGCTTCTTCCGTTTGAAACGTGTTTTTCAAGATTCTGAGTGGAGCCTCTGTTCCTGCAGGTGCATAAGTGCAACTGTTCATGCATTTCCAAACCTGCGAATAAATGGCTTTTGAAGCCATCAGTTTTAGAAACCCATCTTTGAGGACGGAAATATCCATGCTTGCCATGGACTTTAAATCCGTGGCTTGCATTGGAATTTGGATTCCTACAAGTTCCGCGCATAGGGTTTGGTATAATGCAGTACCATCCTCGAAATCTGCCATTTGCAGACCGAGGATAGCACCTGATGATAATTTAACTTCTTTCATGGCGATTGGGGATTAGGAAAGAATTATGTGATCTGACGACCTACTTGAGAGAATTTGATCTGATATTCAACAACAGATTGTTTTGTATCACCATCAACATTTGAAGTAGCTTCTAAACGCTTTGTAAATACGCCACCGATTAATGAATATGTGTCGTTAGATACATTACCATTTCCATCACCGATACGTTTTACAAATACGCCATCAAGTAAATTGAATGATGGTAAATCGTTTTCTTGCTGCTGAAGAAGCGTGAGTAAGAAAGCATCATCGCTGCTACCACGGATAAGGTTGATTACAAATTCACCAAGACGACCTGCAGCCATAGTTGCAAATAGCGTGTTGCCATTTTTACCGGGCTTAACAGTTACAAGCTCGTTAGGGAATGTTAGTTTAGCGTTATCCCCATCGGCAAAAGCCGTGAGGAGCTGATTGTTGATAATGATTGTATCATTACCTGAGACTGAAATAAAAGCCATGGTAGGATAGTATTAAGGATTGACGTAAATAACAGCGGATACGGATTGAACTGCACCAGCATATTTAATTGCTTCTTGAATAAGTGGAGCAATGCGAGCGGTTCTTTGACTTGGAGCTTGGTTAGCTACTGGCTGTGAATAAATGTAATATCCGTTTGAAGCGATATTACGATTTAATGCAACTGGATCACCGATAGTATAAGAATTAGTCCATGCGCCGGGAGCTAAGAAACCATTAGCAACTGCTTGTACTGCTACGCCATTCATAGCAGCTTTTAAAGTGCTCATACCTGCTTCTGTCTGTGGAACCTTTGTAGGTGTACCAGCTAAAGCATTGAATAAAGCAACCATGTTAGCTCCAACGAACCAACCTAAATTGTAAACATTGTCGGAATAATCATTACCGCCTGTTGAAATAACTTCTGGTAATCCTGCGATGTTACAATAAACATCTACACCAACTGTTTGACAGAGGTTAAGAACTGTTTGGCTAATGTTTGGATCAACTTGGATATTAGCAAGCTGCTTCAAATTCATAGTACTTGTTGTATTAGTACCATAGAAATTTGTAGACATTAAACGCGACATATAAGCAGCCATTGCAGTACGAGCATTTAAAATGTAACCGTTTGCAAGGAATGTATCAACTGGCGTATAAAGCATCATACGCGAGTGCTTTTGAGTAGCAGACTGAATTGTAGTAAAGAGTCCTGTACCACCTGCAGCTACTGATTGAAGATCGGAAATAGATCCGCTGGAAACACCAAGTAATCTTGGTGGTGAGAAAGACTCATTAAGAGTAGCAGCTGCTTCGATTTCTGAAGTGCTTGGTGAATAACCTGCCCATACAGAACCGCCAAAATATACTTGTTGTGATAATGCGGTAAGTGCAGTTGATAGCGTGTCTGAAGAAGACATCGCATAAATAATTAATTGTCCACCACCAGAAAGAATGTTTGGGCTTTGAGCAAAAATTGCTTGAGCCATTACTGTGGTTTCAACAGAGCCATTAGATCCACCAAAGTCATTAGCAACTGAAATTGGATCTGAGTAAATTTGATATGAATTTGCTACAATAATGGTTGGTGTTGATGTATAGCCTGTACCACCATTTATAACATTGAATTGAGTAATAACTCCAGATACTACTGTTGCGGTAACAATAGCACCTGAACCATTACCACCACCTGTTACAATAACAGCTGGAGCTGTAGTATAACCCGAACCACCGCTAGTTACAGCAATAGCTGAAATAGAAGTTCCTGATAATGTAACTGCTCCAACAATAGCACCATGACCATAATTTTGTACAGGTACATCCTTAGTAAGGATTGCTAGATTATTGACGGAATAGTTAGAAAGTGTTGCTTGTGGAGAAGCAACCGAGACATTGACGATATTACTGATTGAGAGAGTAGGCATATAGCGAATCCTTTAAGGCTGAGTGATAAGGGCGGGGGTTCCCGGAAATTGATCGTAATAGTTGATTGTAGTAGTTTGAGTGTATCCGCGTAAAATTGTAACGTGAAATTGAATACGAGTCAGCTCCGCTGGCCCTTCAACCGCGCTTAAATCTTGCGGATCGGATGTTATGGGGGCAATCTGAAAATTGTACTGATCCATAAATTGATTAGCTAAATCGGACTTAAAACAAAAAAGTACCTGATTTAAATAATCGTATGCATCAGAATTAACAGAGAATAGGTTGATGGCATAAGTCTCTTTACGGTTAAGAACCTGTACCCAGTTATAATTACCAGTTACAGGATCGGTCTCCGCATGAGCATTATTACCAAAGATATGAGCCGTTAAATAGGCTATATCGATATATAAATTGTCGATTTGGGGTAGTTTAGCCCTTTGATTGTACCTACGAACCCTACCTTCTTCTAGGTTCAAAGACTGGCTAATAAGCTGAACTAATAAGGAAATTGTATCAGGCTGTGACATAATCTCCTTGTAGGTTGTATTCAACATAGCCGTACAAGCTATAATCGCGTTTAGACATTACTCGGTAGCTATTGCCATCGGGTAATTTGACTTTATCGTTAGTATTAAGGACTAAAGTAGGTAAAGCATGAAGTTTATACCAAATCCATGAACGATCGCCTTCTGGAAGGATTTTTAAGTCTTCATCATTAAAAGGCTGTAAAATACCCGCAGTAGTGATTGAACGAGTACTTTCTTGGGCTTTACCTGTTAAAGGGTCAATAAAGGTAATAATTAGACCTAAAACTATAGATTGCATCCAGCCACCCATAGCTCCGTCCATACGCGGAAAATCTACCGCAGTAGTGCGAAAATCTTCAACTGAGGCTGCGTTAGTGATTGCGATCATTTGTTAGATACCCTTGAGCTTATAGATCTACGAAGTTGTGCAGTTCTAACTAAAATAGACATACGGATTGGGCCAATAAGACCTTCTGCTCCTACAGCCCTACGAGCTGCATTAGTAATCCGAGTACCATAGCGTGTGGACTTTTTATCCATACCTGTCCAACCCTGCCACCTACCATAACCATTGGAAGCAAAACCACCATCTACTACTGCTTCAGCTTCTAAACCGAGCTTTTGATAAGCAGGTTTTAGGCTCTTATCTTCTGATAAAGCTTTAAATACATCATCTCCAATTTTAGCTAAACGCTTGCGAAGTTGAGTAATTAATGGAACCCATAAGAAAGACCTACGAGGTACATTTCTTGATTGGCTACCAAATTCGTGAACTGCTCCAATTTCAGCATTACTTAAATTGTGACCTTGAGTATTTTGTCTTGAAGCTTTACTTCTGAAAATACCCACTTCCGAGTGCATCTTACCTTGTTTATCAAGGTTAGCTTGTAGCATCTTTAAACCAGAAAGATCCAAAGAAACGTCTCCAGCTTTTAAAGAAATTGAACCACGTTTTATTGGAGGTCTCACGGCAGTGTTTGACGATAGAAAGTAGCGTAGTTGCCGATGAGCTGTGGGATAGTCATCGTGAGATATTGAGCACCATAAGTAGTGGTACTCAGTTGAGAAAGAATAGGGGACTTACGAACACGCTCTGGGATTTCATACCCTTCAGTAATGCTACCAACAGAGCGGTTAGATGTAAGCCAGTTGTATTTACTTGCTATGCCTTGCATAGAATTACGCAAGTTTACTACCATGTAATGAGCGGCTAAATACAGAAAGCCTAAAGTATAAAGTTGCTGCGTCTGAAAAAACGCAGGATTGCAATTAACATAAGCTAATGCAAGTCCAGTATTGATGTCTGCATCTTGGACTTTTCCGGGGTTGCTGGCATCGCCACCACCACCCGATAATACTACGACAGGGGCAGTATAATTAGAGCCACCTGAAGAAACTGAGAAATTTGTAATCGATCCACCTGCACCCAAGGTACAAGTGACCGTTGCACCAGATCCTGTAGGATCGGTGATTGTTACTGTTGGCGATACTAAATAGGATGAACCCGCGGTTGTAACAGCAACTGATGTGATAACGCCAGAACTGACAACAGCCGTTCCAGAGCCGCCATAGCCGGGCAATGCGTAAGGGAAATCCCTAACGAATTGGGCTTTAAAATCAGCGACTGCTGGAACGGTGTATGCCATGTTATGCTATGTCTTTTTTACGAGACTTTGGTGCTGGACTCTCTTTCGGGAGTTTAGCTTGTAGTTCTTCTATCTTTTTCTGAGCTTCGGCTAATTGTTCTTTGGCAACATCTGCTTCTTTACGCGCTCCCTGAACTGCAGTAACTGCTTCTTCTGCGGTTACGACTTGGTTCGGAAACCATTCGAGCCACATTGAAGCTACTTCAGGAGCAACTTTACCAAAAGAATGAGCTGCGAGTTTATACTGGATTACTGTATGCCTTTCATCGGCTAAAGTAAGTCCATGTGTAAAAGCGCGGTCTGTTTGATTGTAAAGCCGCACCAGCTCACTATCTGCTGGTGCGACTGTACGAATGGGCAATGGGGATGTAGCCATGTTAGTTATTAGCTATGTGTGAATAGTAATGTTTCGAGAGCGCGGTAGAAACCAACACCTGTGTACTGACCATAAGCAACGTCTTCAAAGCTGAAGTTGTTGATTGAGTTAGGTTGAGTTGTTGTGAAGTCTACTGGGATGTCCATACGAACTGACTCTGGGTCATAGCGGTATAGAGCATAAACTTGCTTGTTGATACCTGCTGCGGTGTTATTCGTAGCATCGCAATAAGCTAATGGAAGGATCTTGAAGTTAGGGCCACAAAGAGCTTTGAAAGCTTGCTCAAGATAATTGATCATTGGGATGTTTGGGTAAGTAGGACTTACTGGTGTCATCAATCCAAGATAATCACTATATGGCATTACGAAGTGTGTTGGCAGAGCCGTTGAATTCGTATTGCTAAAATAGGTTGTTAAGAGCGTAGCAACAAATGTAGCAAAGTTAGCAGGAGTTAGTGTACTGATGTTAGCTGTAATTACGCTAGTATTTACATTAACAGTTGTGTTGTTCAATAAACCAGCAACACCTGTATCAACTGCGGAACCTAAGAAAGCGATCTTTTGAAGACCTAAATCCCAGTTACGTTTGCGTGCACGATGTTTTTGCTCGATTGGATCCCAGTTGTTAGCAACGAGAGCTTGTTCGATATCAAAAATCGTGTAGTCAATTGCTTTCGCCCAATTTACGACCTTGAGAGTCTTTGAGTCGATAGCTACGTCTACTTGAGCAAGACGGCTGTTGCTTGCACCAGTGCGGATATTACCTGTTTCGAAGTCATCAGCAACTTGGTATGTACGATTTGTTAGTAAGTTAGCAGCAAATGCACCATCGCCTACAGCTGTTGGAATAAAGTCCGCTATTGGTACTTCATAAAACTTCTGTTCGGAAATTTGCTTTTTGATGTAGGTCAGAGTGTCGGTTACGATCTGATAGCCTGTTGCGCTTTCAGCGGTATCGCCTGCAGCGTTTAAGCGTAGATCCACACCGTTTTCACGAAGACCATTTTTGAAGATTGAGCGGTTATTTGTGTGCTTTAAGAATACTGGCTCTTTGATAGCCTTACCCTGTGCATCATAACCGGTTGTTTGGAAAAATACTGATTTCAT